GATCCATTAAGTTCTTCAACAAAATATCTAGTGTATGCAAAAGAAACCGTACATTTAAGTAAAGAAGAAGAATCATAAGAAATAGGCATAGAAGATATACTAATTGGATATGCCTTCAAAAAAGTATATGTAAGTTTTGTTTTATAATCTTTTTCAAATTTAACAATACTAAACTGAGATTGATACTCTTCCGGATATCTAGTAGTGTAATAGAAATTTGGAGATTTAAGTCCTGCCGGAGCATTATTAGGACCACCAGAAATACTTTCATTCATAATAAATTTAATCCAAGTTTCAAAAAATCTAATCGCAGTATAAGAAGTATCAACATAAAAAGTCAAATCTATTCTATCATCATATATTCTACGATATGCGTGTCTTTCAGTAACTCCTGTATAATCATTATTAATTTCTAGAGTTGCTAAAGAAGATCCAGGTAAAGTAGCTTCACTACAAGCAAGTTGAAGTTTATCCTGAATGACGCCAAAATTCACTCCATTATTACTCATTATTGTTGAGAGAGGAGTAGGAACTGAAAGGAAAAGATCATAGTGCGAAGTAGTTGCAGGCTGCAATATAGCACTTTTTATTTCAGATACGTTTCTTGGTTTTGGCGTAGAAATTGCCATTTATAAATATTTTTAATCGTATATATTATGTAGTAAGGATAATGGCAGAAAGTATTAAAAGCAAATACAAACCATCATATCCCGAAAAATATAAAGGAGATCCTTCAAATATAATCTGTAGAAGTAATTGGGAAAGAAAATTTTGTTATTGGTGTGATAACAACCCAAGTATTATATCTTGGGCATCAGAAGAATTTTGCGTAAATTACATATCTCCTGTAGATAATCGTGTGCATAGATATTTTCCGGATTATTTAATCAAAGTAAAAGAAGACTCTGGAAATATAAAAACATATGTGGTTGAAGTAAAACCAAAGAAACAAACTCTTCCACCCAAACAAAGATCAAGAGTAACAAAATCATATCTGCACGAATGTAAAACCTATGCGATAAATCAAGCAAAATGGAGCGCAGCAAAAGAATGGTGTGCAGATAGAATGGTGGAATTTAAAATAATCACAGAAGAAGATTTATTCTAAATGGCAGAAGGTTTTGGGCGATATCTCAACATACCTCCAAGGATGAGAGAGATTAAAAAAAGAATTTTAAAAGAAGGATCAAATGATCCCGAAGACCTGATGATAATTATTATAGATGTATTAAAGGAAGAAGCATTATATCCAGAAGTAGGAAAATTTTATACATTTATATACAATGCGAAAACACCAAATCTTAGATATGATCAACACCCATTAATTGCCTGCACCGCAATAGAACCGTGGGGATTTAGAGGAATTAATTTTCATTGGAGAAAATATAGACAATATACCTGGCCAGAAGTTGCAGGAAAACTTCATATTGTTAGATATGAAGAGCTTGATGAAATGCTTTCAATTCCTTATGCAAAATTCCTTACTAAATAAATAAAAAACTCCTATCAGTATAAATGTCTCATACTCTACAAAAAATTGAGATAATTATTCCCATTCAAGATGGAGATAAATTTTAATGGCAAGAAGAGTATTGATAGAAAGCAAACCATCTATCACAAAAGTAGGATCTCAAGGAACTCCATTAGAATATTATGTTCAAACTGAATATCAAGTAGATGACAATGGAAAGTTAATTGCAGGAACACAAAAATCATATATTGCTTATAATAATTCAACTATCCCAGGAATAAAAAATTTTGTTCAGGCAGCAGAAACTTCCAATGGAGGTGCTAGTTGGACTTTCAAAAATGGGATAGATGGAAAACCTATTTTTGGCGCTGATGCACAAAAATCTCTAAAAGAAGGTGCTTTAAAAACAGATACTCAAAACGCAATTTCAAGTTCTGCACAAAAAGCATCCCAACCATTATCAAATGAAGACCAAAAACAGTTAGCGGCAAGTACCAAAAACCAGGCGCCAGATACAGTAAATACAGAAGAATCTCAACGTGCTTTGGGAGAAGAATTAGAAAAATCAAAAACATTTTCAAGATTTAATTTCCCACAAGACTTAAGATATCCAGCAGATCTTCAAATTGATTATCAAGATGTAATACAATTTAATATGTTAAGATATGAACCAAGAAATATAAATACGTCTGCAAATCAAGGTTTAGGAAGTATTGGTGAAAGAAGTAATTATACTTCAAGGATAATTGGAAAAGTTTTCTTACCAATACCGGGGGGTATTTCAGATACTAATGCAGTAACTTGGGGAGGTGATGAAATATCTCCTTTAGGAAAAACTTTAGCAGAATTTGCAAATTCATTTATTACTGAGGGTCCTAGTGCAGCAGCAGGTACTGCCGGAACACAATTGGAAAACGTACAAAAAAGTTCTTCAGATCTTAAAACTGCATTAACGGCCATTTTTACATCTCAAGCAATTGGAAAATCTAATATTTTATCAAGAACCAAGGGTGCTGTATTTAACCCAAATATGGAGTTGCTATTCTCTGGTCCAACATTAAGACCTTTTAACTTTACTTTTAAGTTATCAGCAAGAGGTACTAAGGACAGAGATGCAATTCGCCAGATCATAAGATTTTTTAAACAAGGTATGGCGGTACAAAGAACACAATCTCAATTATTCTTAAAAGCACCTCATACATTTAAGATCCAATATCTACATAAAACTAAAGATCATTCGTATTTAAACCTAATTAAAGAGTGTGCTTTACAATCTTTTACTGTTAATTATACTCCAGAAGGAAATTATATGACCTTTGCTGATGGTATGATGACTTCTTATGAAATTAGTATGCAGTTCCAAGAGCTTGAACCAATCTTTAATGATGACTATGGAAACCTTGACGGAAAATCAATAGATACTAATATAGGTTACTAAAATGGCAAATCAGTATTTTAGAAAAGTTCCAAATTTTGAATACGCAAATAGACTTCCTAACTCAAAAATAGGAGATTATATTCAGGTAAAAAACTTTTTTAAAAAAGGTAAATTAAGAAGTGATATAATTGATAATCTAGTTTTCTTTGATAGATATAAAATAATAGGCAATGATAGACCAGATAATGTTGCTTTTGATTTTTATGGAGATTCCAATTTAGATTGGATAGTTCTTTTATCTAACAATATTATCAATATTCAAACAGAATGGCCATTAACACAAGAATCTTTTGATAGATATTTGTTCGAGAAATATGGTATTCCAGGAGATAGTGAATTAGATACTTATAATAGAATTTATAATGATATTCATCATTATGAAACAATCGAAGTTAAAAATAGTTCTGATGTCACCATTTTAAAAGAAGGGATACAAGTAGAATCTAATTTTTCTTTAAATTATTATGACGATTTATTGGAAAATATAATTACAACAAATCCAGTAATTGGAATAACAAATTATGAATATGAAGAAAAAATAGAGAATGAAAAAAGAAATATATTACTTCTTAAACCAAGGTATTTAAATGTTGTTATTGATGATATAGATGATATTATGAAATACAAAAAAGGTTCCAGTCAATATAAAACTGAAACCTTAAAAACTGCAGATAATATTAAACTATATTATTAATCAATCTTCTATCAATTTTTGAAAGTACGACAGGGCATCATCTTCATCGTCATCGTTAGAAGTGATTTTAGGAAGAGAAGGAGATTTAGAACGAGAATAAGATTGCTCTAGTTCCTCTGCAATACGACTCTCTGTAGAAGGTTTTTCTACATAAGATTCATATTCTTCCTCTTCTTCCATTACGGCACGAGAGTGAGTAGAAGAAGAATTTTTAACACCAAGAACCATATTCATACGACGCTCAAGTTCTTCATAAGACTTGAATTGATCAGGTGCAGTAATTGCTGCTAGCGAATACTGCTTCTTCCAGATGGATTCAAGAGCATCATCATCATCCAACAGTGGTGCAACTCGGTCAAATTCCGACTTGTCGTAGTTCCAATACCCATCTTTCTTTACGATTTTTAGTTTGAAGTTAGCGCCTTGCCAGAAATCAAAAGGATTGATAGGAGTTTCATCCTCAAATTCAGGTTGCATTGCTTCCATAATTTTATCAAAGATTTTCTTACCATATTTAAAAAGAAAAACTTTTCCTTCATTTTGAGGATTTGCAGGATCCTTTACAACGTAAATATTGCTGTAATAGTTAAGCTTACGCTTTTGCTTACGAACAATTTCCTTATTCGTTTCAGATCCAGTATTCCAAAGTTCTCGGTTATATTCACCAAGAGGATCTTTTTGACCAATAGTAGTCAAGGAATTTTCAATATACCATCCACCAGGTCCTTGGAAAGCGTGAGAATACATTTTTGCCCAGGGGAGTTCTTCTCCTTCAGGTGCAGGAAGGAATCGAATCACTGCAGATCCTACCCCATCCTTTCCCATCTCAGGTTTCCACAAACGTTCATCGGCACCACCAGAAGTAGTAGCACTCATTTTTTCAACCTCTTTCACAAGTTTTTGTGTAAGAGACCCAAGAGAAGATTGTTTTTTAAGAGATTCAAAAGACATTTAGATTACCTTTATAAATTGTATTTGGCCTTTGTGGCTTTGCTTAAGGGATTGCCTAGCCCAATAAATTCTAGCAGTCAGACCCTGTTCTGTCAATCTGTTCTTTCATAACCTCAAGCAGTTTAGACATATTATTCAAAATAATATTCATATCAGTTCCTTTTGGCATTCCCATCATAACAGCAGATTCTGTCACACGTTCTTTCATCTCAATTGCTTCTGGGTCATCAGATAAACTCAAACGAGTATAAAGAACCTTTTGTTTTTCTAAAAGTTTTTCAAGAACTTCAACGTGCTCAATTTTTTCTTCTTTAGTCATTGTAGGAAACTTAAAAATGTTTCCATAAATATGTTCTTGAAGTTCTGCAATTTCAGTCATTTCTGAACGAACAACTTCCGATTTAAAAAAACTCATTTATCCTCCAAAATAACGTTCTTTAAAATTTTTCGAAATTTAAACACGTCAATATTTAGAAAAGGATTATATTTTTTAATCCGACGACTTACAGTTTCCCAAACTGGATCTTGGAGTTTTTTATCAAAGTTCTTTGAATAATTAAAGATTTTATCATAAAGAACCATTGTCTCCAATGATACTTTATCACTCAAAAATTTTTTAAGGAGTGGAGGATGTCCCTTTGAGCAATTGAATACATCATCAAATTTATTTTCCTCAAATAAAGACTGACTTTCTTCTTTAAAGATATAAGAAAGAGATTGAACCTTCCTCTGCCAAGTCTGATATCTTTCTTCACCTTCTTTGATCATTTCACCTATCCAAAGAGTTTCTGGATCGGGACAAGATGCAAAATTAGCAACAAAAAATTCTACTACTTCTTGCTCTGATTTTTGTCTTGCTAATTTTTCAAACCAGAATCTGTCCTTACGTTTGTAGAAAGATTGAACTGTTGCTCTTACCTTTTTATTATATTTAAAATAATCATAACTATTTTTAGTAAAATGGTTTTTCAGAGCAAGATATTCACGATAAGCATCGAATGGCATCATTAAAAGATCAATTTTGCACGGGAAGTTTTTTTAAGAAAATTAAGTTCCATTGCCTCATATTTAATCTTCTCTTTCAAAGGTTTTGATATAAGTTTAGGAATAGATTCTAAATCAATAGTGTTTTCTTCACAATAAAATACTATTGCATCAATATAATTAATTTTTTGACTCGATACTATTTTTTCAATTTCTTCAGAAAATTTTGCAGAAGAAATGAATTTATTTTCAAGTGCCTTTTCTAACTCATTCTCCATTTGACCCAGTATTGTGATGTACAAATTCTTTAATGTAACGAACTAATAGTTTAATATAATCCCCTTTATTTCTTTTGTCAAACACTTTTACCTCTCCACCAGGAGTTACCATTAATGTAATGAGTTTTTCAACTACCTTTCCAGTTAATTCATAATACGCAGCAGCATAAAATGTTTCTTGTACAAAATAATTTTCAATCCACTTTTCTGGTTTTATTTTTTCGGAGGTCTTAAAGTCAATGACTGCAAGTTCTCCCTCATATTCTGCAATACAATCAACTCTCCCCGCAAGTCCTAAGTATTCCGAATAAAGAGTTCTTTCAATTGCATGAATATTATTTATCTTATCTAGGTATGGTTTAGCATGATGGAACATATGTTTTGTCAGGAGTTGATAATCATTCCAGTTCAACTCCTTATTTTCAAGATAGTCCTGACACACTTGGTGAAAGTCAGTTCCTCTTGCTGTTGCTTTTTTAGTGATTCGATTTGCTTCTTCAAGACCAACTCTTTTACGCCAATCAATAAAAATCTGACGATTATAAAAAGAAGTTACAGAAGTAATAGAAGGCACCCAGTCTCCATTAGGTAGATTATAGAGACGGATGCTTTCTGTTGTCTTACATTCTAGTTCAATATCACCCAAGTAATTATGATGAATAAATGTCATAGATTCAATTCAGTTTTTGCTACAATATACTCTTTAACTAGTCCGGAGCGCACAATATCTTCAATACCAAATTCAATAATATCAAATGATGGCATTACACGAAGAATCTTCATAAAGTCAATAATGCCATTCTTCTCATTAGTTTTAATCAAATCACTTTGAGTGGCATCACCACAGAACATAATCTTACTATTTTCACCAACACGAGTGATAATAGAATCCAACTCATGAAAGTTAAGATTTTGAAATTCATCTACAATAATAATTGCATTATCTAGAGTAGTTCCCCGAATAAAAGAAGTGCTCCAGAAACTAATCGTACCTTGAGTTTTAAGATTTCCATAAAGCATCTCAAAAGAAGCATCATCTGGCATATTAAACATGTACTTTACCATATTCTTGTAAGGAATTTGATAAAGAGAAGACTTATCTTCATGGTCTCCTGGAAGAAATCCAATTTCACGGGTTGCTACAAGAGACCTAACGATATAAATTTTTTCGTAAGGAGTCCTTTCGTCTAAAACTTCTTGAAGTGCATTATAGAGAGTGATGAATGTTTTACCCGTACCTGCTGTACCGTAAGCAACGATGTTTTGTCCTGACTCATATGCTTTGAATAAAAGTTTTTGATTTTCGGTGAGAGGTTCAACATCTCTCATCAAATCGGTACTAATTGGTTTCTTTCTCTTTATTTGTCTCGCCGTCATACCAACACCAATCGGTTGATCATCTACTCTTTTTCTTCTTGCCATATATAAAAAAATTAAACTGGTTTTACTTTTGATCCTGGCATTTTGCTTGCACGATGCAAGACATCGTTCCATCCGGGATGAGACTTCTTTAATTTATCATAAACTTCACCTATTTCTCCAGATGCTGGACAAGTTGATGGATCACTCCAATCCCTATCCCATTCTGGATTATCTTTCTTCCATTGATCCCATTCATGAACACTGAGAACAATCTCTTTTTGTTCTCCAGTGACCTTATTATAAACTGGATAAGTTGCCAACTTTATTCCTCCATAGTATATGAGAATATTTATTCAAGTGTTAGTGATGGAGCATCTTCACATTCAATGCAGTCAATACACTCACTAACATTTGGATTTTTTTCAAAAAAATTATCAAGTTCTTCTTGAGTAAGAATAACTTTAAAAATATGTCCGGTTAAATGATCTTTTAAGCACCAAGTTTTCATTTTACTTTTTAGTTTTCAGGATACTATACAATATATTTCCAAATATGTCCAGAGTGTGTTTTTCTTTTTCCTTGACATACTAGAGTTATTTTTGAAGTTGAAGCATTATTTTTTTCAGCAGCAATAGACATACTATCATATACTTCTATTAAATTATTAGACAAATCATATTTTCCAACTTTTCTAATTTTATGCGATGTTCTTTTATACGGTTTAATTTTTAAATCTGCTTTTTTATCAAAAGATTTCCATTGGTAACCACCATAAGTTTGATATTCTCCTCTTGTTACAGCGTCTATGCCTCTAGTATCTTTATTAAAGATATCATAAGAAGCTTCTCTACAACTTTCATAAACTTTTATGAGATTTCCTTCCAAGTCATAACAAGCAACTTTTTTAGAATTACTTTGTTTAATTGCACTTTTCCACTTATCTCCATGTTTTTTGTTTAAAAATCCCCCACCATCACCACCATTAGTCATATTATAATATGGTTCCAAAAGAGAAACATAGTGCGTTTCTCTTTCATTTACTTGACTTTCTAAACACTCCTCTAAAATTTGAAATGTAAAATTTTCTACACCATATTTTCTCATAGCATAGTATAATTTTGTGTTTCTTTTTTTAGAGTGAGATTTATGTTGTCTCCATCTAACTTTGGGGTTTTTGGATTTTCCAACATAAATTTTTTGATTTAGAGTATTAGTTATTTTATAAATGTAATGTGAAACCATAATACGATAGTTTTACTCTACCAATATTTATAATATTATGGACTTAAGCGAGCACGATGAAGACGTTTCTCTTCATAATATTTCCAAACGTGTGGAGCCCACTTTTCAAGTTGAGGTGCAATTTGCTCACAAAGTGCTTGAATTTCAAGTTGAGCATCCATCTTTGCTCTCAAATCTAAAAGGTGTAAAACTGAACGAAGATTAAAAGAAACTACGAAGTTTTGACGAATTGCTTGTGCAAGATAGTCACGAATATGTTCTTCGCACATTCCTTTCTCATATTTTGCAGCATAACGCTTACATCCTTCTAGAATCCAGTTTAGTTCATCTACATAATCATCTTCTGCCCAATCATACTTTTTACCATAACGATTAGTATAAAACCCCGGAGGACGAACATAAAATACATCTTCTGGTTTTAATTCTCCACTAGCAACTTTAATGACCCGTTTTCCAGTATATCGTTGTGACTGAACATCAAAGCTAACACCCACTCTATGAGTCCTTGCTTGCATTGCAACATTATGAACATATCCAGACACAGAAAAAGTAATTGAAGGGTGTTCTAGAGGTCCCCAGTGCCCTTTCTCGTTACTTAAAAGACGTTCAACAACCCACTCCCCACATTCACTTGGTTTAGGAATTTTTTGATTATGGATTGGTGTTTCCGAATAGTCACATTTTCCTGCTTGATAAATTACTTGCTCTGGAAGTGGATAGCATTGAAGCATTACTACTTCAAGATTTTTATCCAGTTCCAGGAGGTCTTTTGCTTTAATAGGTTTCACAATCCATCTCCATCATCATCGTTTGTTAGTTTATATTTTTTATTTACACTTTCATAATCATACAACATTTCACCATCTTCGTCATAAAATACCTCATCATAATCTTCAATATAAGTAGAAACCTCTTCATATTGTGGTTTATAAGAATCAACATCAGAATACACTTCTGATTTCAAACAATCTACAAGAGACTCAAGGTTTTTAATGATTAACTTAAGCTTTTCTTTATTCATGATGATTAACCCTGACAAAGGTAATTATACATAAAAAAAGAGAGGGAGTCAAGTCCCTCTCTAAATCATTTTGCTGCCAATAGAGTGGCAAGAGATGCTTTTTTACGTCTCTCTTCTTTTTGCCTTTGCTCTTTGATAAGTTGGAGCACATTGAGTTTTTTCATCACTTATGCCCCTCTTTTACAAACTTAACACCACGATAGGTTTCGTTGTACTGTTGGGGTTGTTGCATCATTTGTTGTTGATACTCAAGACGCTTCTGAGTATCATATTCAACTCCTCTGTAAATAATTTTTGCCATTGAATTTCTCCTAAAGAAATGAGAGTTTTAATTCCCGTTCCTTTGGGCGGCGTTTCCGTTCGCTATTTGGAAATAACGAATGAACGATAATGCGTTCCGCGTCGTCCTACTTGCGTCCTCTAAAATGAGGATGAACGATGGTAGTAATATAACATACCTAATATTATTTAGTCAATGGTGTATTAATTTATACTAAAATGTATCATTATGAACTTTTTTATATTTTCTAATTGGCATATCTAAATTTTTCCCCATTCTAACTCTTTTTGATAGAGTTGAGTGTTTAATATTTAAAATTTCAGATGCCTGTTTTAACGAAATATATTCAACTCCATTAATAACTACTTTCTTTGCTGGATGAATTTTACTTCCTACAACTTTCCTTTCTTTATTATATGGAAGAAGATTGCTACCATCACCAACAGGAGGAGCACTCCCTCCTGGAGAAATATTTAAAAGTATTCCACCATCACATTTTCTTCCCCAAAAATTTATCAATACTTCTTCAAGATTGAATGCATCTTTTTCTAGTAAATTATCTTTTATAATGATTATTCTACTTCTATCTTTTGGTGGTTTGCAATTTTTTCCACTCTTATAATAACATCTTTTACCAGACCCCTTTCCAATATAATATGGAGTGTATCTGTCTTCACGCAAATATGCGTAAACATAAAACTTATTCATCTGCTTTAATCGTGGTTATAAGTATTTATATAAGAAAAGGAGCATTTCTGCTCCTACTCTTTGCTTAAACAACCACGATTAAGCACTATTATTTAGTCCCGTTGTCTCCAATCTTCTGATTTATCCTGACTAAAGAAGTCAATAATATCATCTACACTATCAAATCCTGTTCTATGATTTGTGGGATCTGGATCTCCTAAATCTAATTGATTTAGAAAATCATCCATACTACCTTCCTGCATATCTGGATTAGCAGCACGGCGTCTTGCTTGCCTTAAAATAGTTGAGGCAGAACGATTTGTTTTTGCTAACTTTTCCGCCCATATAATTTCATTTAACTCTACAGATTCACCCTTTACAATTCGATCGCAAATTGCTTCAAGGCGAAGACGGTATTGAGTAGAGAGCATAGTCTTCTCCAGGTATAGTGTATTTAGTTATCTCTCAATATAACTTAACGTATGATTTTGAGCATAAAGTTGTTGAATTATGATATCACAACCAATTTTTGGGTTGCAGTCCCCACAAGTATAAACATCCACTGCTGCCTTACCTTCTTCTGGCCAAGTATGGATACTAATATGACTCTCAGATAACAAGCAAATCACAGTAACGCCTTGCGGTTCAAACTTTTTAGAAATAGTCTGAACTACAGTAGCACCACTTGCAACTGCGGCGTTTTCTAATAAGTCTATAAGACAACGCTCGTCGTCCAAAAGAACAAATGAACATCCATACAAGTTAAGTAGATAATGCTTTCCCATTTTACAGTGGATTCTCCTCCGCTTCTTTGATTAAGGAACTCACAATATCTTCTGTTCCATCTAGTGTTTTGATAACGTACAGAGATGATTTTTGATATTTTTTAATTTTTTTATATTGCTTTAAGAGTTTATTTAAATCGTTTTTAGGAAGTTCAAATTCAACTTCTAAATCATTGTTAAATCCTTTATTCATTTTCTCTTTTTCTTTTCTGACTTTTGATAACCCCATAGTTTAGGATTTGTTCTCCCATATCCAAAATCAATTTTTTTAACAGATCCAAAACCATACTTATCATAATACATATCAAAGATACGGACTCTAGATCCTCTGACTAGATCGATAAACGATTTTCCATCCACTTCATACCAAATTAAATACGCATCATTAGGAAAAGAAGGATCTTTTACTTTATCGATAGTGGTATTTTGAAGAAGGATATCGCAACCATATTCTTGGGGGAAAACTTGCTTTTCATTATTTGACGATTCTACCATAGATTTCCCCTGTGCTCTTTTTACAACATCATGCAATTTACTCACGAACGGCCACCCCATTGAATATCAGAATATGCTTCACTGACAATTTCTTTAGTAATTTTATATTTATTTTGAAGTTTTTTGTCTTTTACAAGACAAACAATTTCTGCTTCAAGTGGATGAAGTCCCTGTAGAATATTAATAAACATAGTTTCTCTACGAAGAGAACTTAGTCCATCATTACCACCTTTTACAAAATTATAAAACATATGATATTCTTTTCTAATTGAAGATTTACCCTGGTCCATAGATCCAAGAGAATTTGAATTCATTTCTTCCATTTTAGAAACTGCATCTTCAATTTTTCCACTTAATGTTCCACTGTAAGAAGTCTGCTCTCCTGTGCTTGCATAAGGAACATCTCCTTCAGGAAGTAAAGAAATTACAGACTCATCAAAGTTCCAAATTAAAATTGTTTTAAGTGAAGGATCTTCATACTTTTGAAGAACTTCAACCTTTTTTGAATTTGATCTTTGTTTTGAAACTAAATTTAGAATTTCAAAGATAAAGGGATTTGAAGGTAAAGTTTCAATTGTTGCTTTAGGTTTTGTTTTAGTTGTTGTCATAATTTTTAATGCAAATCAGTTTAATATAGTGATTTTGGTTATTTATTAATCTTCTTCATTTTCATCATCATCTTCATATTCTTCATCATCAAAAAATCCCTCTTCAAAACGAACAGCTAATACTTCATCGGGAATTATATTTCCATTATTATCAAGAAATTCTGGATGAATATTGCGAATACCGTAAATTCTTTCTACTTGATATTGTTTAAAAATCCAACCACCAATTAAACCGATGAAAAGGAACATTACGCAAAATAAAGTTGTAAAGGTCAAAATGATTGATAGTTCCATTTGCTTTCTCCAGAGAGTTTATTTTTTTCTAATATCGAAATGAAATTCTATAAAAAAATGAAACTCTCTACGAAAAAGAGAAATCATCTTACCAAATTTCATTTGAAACGTTTTTGGTGCAGATTCTTTCCTCCTATTGCGTAGTAATAATTCAATACCTCGATTAATTTGAGGTTCATTTTTATTTAGTTTTCTTTTTTTATCTTCATTATCATCTACCATAATATATTTTTATTCATTAGACTAAATTTTGTTCTTTAAGATATTGAATTGTATCCACACATCCTCCGATATGATTATCATCTACTATAACTTGGGGGAAAGTAGAACCTTCTCCAAACTCAGAATAAAATTCATCTTTAGTAAAATCAACATTTAGTTTATATGTTACATACGAAAGAGATGCTAATTCTAAAACTTGTTGAATTTTAGTGCAATATGGACAACCATCTTTAGAATAAACTGTAAATTTCATAACTTTTTAATAAATCGAAAATTATTTAGTGTTTATTGGAATTCTTTTATCTTCATTAAGTCTCAGTACTCCAGCATCCAAAAGTTGTTGTTTTCTTGGAGCACATCCGGTTTCTTTCATATTTGAAAAACCTATATTAGATGTTGGAAGTTGTTTTGGTATTTCTACATCTACAACTTGCCCCATAAGAAATTTATTACGAATATAAGTTCTGTTATGCGGATTGAATGAAACCATGGTAAGAGCATCTATCTCATCGCCACAGTCAGCGATTTTTTTGCCAGTTTTACTATCAATAACTGAAAAATACTCTTCATTATATTTTTTCACTGTTAGAACATCCAAAGATTTTATTTAAAGACATAGTTTTTCCTGTATTTTGCCACCAATTTAATATTTCATTTCTGGAATAATCTCTAAAATCAATCTCCCAGTGAGTACTATTATAACCCCTTTCGAGGTCTTCTACAAATAACGGAAAGGTGTATATTTTTGTTTCTGATGAAAAATTAGTACATATAATTGTCTCTACACTAGGAGCAGCAAACTCATCATGCCTTATATCTTTATCATATCCTCTATATTCATAGATAAATGTTTTTCCATTATAGTATGTATTAAGAAGATTTTTTACATGCTTTCTTGATATTAAGTAAGCAGCAGATGACCAATCACACCAACACCGATTTCGAAAATGAACATCCGGTTGAAAAAAATTAAACATCGTACCGGAATATCTAAGTAAGCACAATTGAATAATATCCCAATTTTCAGGCAAACGTTCAAAAAATTCTTCCCAAGTAAAGTTCCAATATTCAATAGTTTCAAAGCTCAAATCATCTTCACAAACAAAAATATAAGGTTCATCTGTATTATTATACCATTCATATAATACTTTCAAGTGAGAAGTAAAACACCCAAAATGTCCCTGAGGATATCCTCTGTCATAATGAGGACTAAAAAATCTTATATCACAGTCTCCATGTCTATATTTTTTAAATATATGCGGAATAACCTTAGATATTTTAAAATCTTTGAGCATAGAAATAAATCCACTCACCCTATCTAACCTATTATCAATTCCAATAAAATGAATTGGGGGAAAGTTATTTAATTTTTGTTCGGGGGATAAAGATCTATTAGTTCTTGATTTAACAGTAAAACTTCTTGCCATTTTATAAATTTATAAGTTGATTTAATAAAATATTTTTACCCTTAGTTTCCCACCAATTTAGAATTTCTTTATAAGATTTTAAATTTACAGAATTTGGAGTTTGATTTTCGGAAGAATATTCTAACCAAGTAGAATTGAAAGAAATATTTTCCAAAAACAAGGGGAAACTATACATTTCAACATTACCAAAACAAGAATAAACTAAATTCTCTATAGTAGGAAGAAGAAAATAATAAGAATATAATTCTAGTTCTCTACACCATTTATCTTTTCCTTTGTATTCTAAAATTATAGATTCTTCTGGATAGTAATTTTCAACTAAGGATTTAGCATGTTTTCTATTAATCAAATATGCACATCCAGACCAATCATCAAAACAGCGATGCCTAAATTTAACCTCTGGATTATAAAATAAAAACATATCTTCTCTAACAACACACAATTGGACACATCCCCAATCATCAGGCAATTTATCGAAAAATTCTTGCCAAGTAAAGTTCCAATATTTTACACTTTCAAAGCTTAAATCATCTTCACAAAAAAATGCATATTCTTCTTCAGTGTTTTCATACCACTCTTTAATTGCCTTCAAATGAGAAGTAACTGGACCTTTTCCTGCAGTAAGCATCTTTAAAGGACCCTCAATTATTTGACAATCTCCTTCCTCATATTTTTTATAGATATGAGCAGTAATATCTTGTATTCCATATTTTTTAAAATTTT